GTACCATCGTTGTTTACAAACAACAGGTACTGTTCAGGCCGGGTATCGGTTCCAAACGTGCTGGCAATCTGTTTAGGCGACAGAACCAGGTGGGATGCCTTTACGCTTAACAGGTCAGAAGCGTAGGTATCGCGGACAAAATCAAAGGCGTAAGCACGCAAGTTTTGGCCTGAACGCTGCACAAACACCGTTTGACCATCAAAGAAAATAGGTGGTGTGCGGCTTGCCCCATAGGTGGTCTGCCGCCGTACCGATACGTTAGATGGCGTAATTGTGCGAACGTCACTGTCGGACAGGTAAAATTCGCCCGTGTCAGTCAGGATTTCCAGGCGTCGCGTAGACACCAGATGGAGGATCTCGTTTACGCTTGAACCGGCAATCGTGATGTCGACGCTTTCGTCATCCTCGCCATCGCCAAGATCAAAGTTAAAAAACGAACCTGACTGTGAGCCTACAAGCCCACCGGGGCGCTGATTATTGCCGCCAAACCACAGTCGGTTGTCGTGAAAACTCGTCGCTCCCGGCCAGCCCCGCACAGCAGAATACATCTGCTCACGCCATGTCTTGACCGCGTTCGTGTTTGGCAGTGTCGCAGAGTACAAAACGGTTGCATTGATGACCGTGGCAGAAACCCGCGTGCCAAGCTGCATCTGGCGCACCGTTCCCCCGTCATCGGTGAACTCAAGAATGGTTCCGTTATGGGAGCTCTCCCAAGTATCTGCGCTTGCCGTCAGCGTAATCGAACCGCTTGTACCGGACGGCGTCAGGGTTACAGCGGCGTCGGCATACTTGAAAAACGGACACTTGTGGGTCGTGCTGCTGTCACCCTCGAAGGCATAGTCCGCACGTGTAAAGCTGGTTGCCCCGGTGCGGGTAATCTGTGTCGGCTTATAATCGCGATGCACAACAATCATCGCGTCACCGGCCTGCGTGATGTTGAGCTCGAACAGGTCGTCTGCACCCCACGGCGCACCGGTCAGGGTTGCCTGCAGCGTCCCGTCAATTCCATAGATTTTTGCGCCACTGGCCTGAAACGCAACGATGTGACGCTCGTCACCTGAAAACAAAAAAGGATGAATGCGCGAGGCAGCGCCTACGTCATTCAGGTATGTCGTGCCCGGGCGTCGCATCACGCCGCCAGTTAGCATCAGGTAGAAATTCTGTACCTGTTTGGCACCTTCGTCATACAGCTTGAGATCAGAACGCGAATGAAAGTTCGGGTCCAGTTCGCCAGCCTGGAAGTTTGTGTGTTCGAGGCGATACGTGGGCATCAGCGTGTTCGCCTTGAACCACGTGTCGACCGCCGACCAGTACCCTCCAGGAATCTGTTGACGGTGAGCCTGCGTGTTGTCTGTTGCTGCGCGTCGATGTTTCGCGCACGCAAATTCTGCACGCTGTATTGACTGTTCATCAGGTCAGCAAGGCCGGCATCACGAGCCAGTGAAGCCGCCAGAACACTTGCCACGTGGTACTCGACAAGCAGAACAAAGTGCGGAGGCCAGTCGGCCTCGTCTGCGCGGTAGGTATAATCGATGACCAGCGTTTCGTCTTCACCTGCATCGACGTAAACGTTGTCGCCGTAAATGTCGTAATCTACCGCTTTATCGGCAATTGTAACCGCATTCACGATCAACAGATCAGATGGTAGCTGGTAGGCTGCATCCCAGCGCCCTGTCGGCGCATCTACCAGCCGGTTTAGCACGGCCTGCTTGACGGAGAACCGCCAACGGCACGAACTTAGATCAGCCCGCACGATGTCTTCGTACAGGTTCGAGGTAATCATTGCCTCGGTGGTTCCGTCCTCAAACGAGGTAATCGGGTTTGCACCAACAAGCACGAGGGCTCGGGCACAGATGTCGATATTTGAAGTAGGTGCTGTCGGTGTCGCCAAGAGGTCAAGGGAGGGGTTACCCCCTCCCTCTCCCGTTAAGTACCGTTGGTGGTGGTAACGGTCGCTGCACCAGTGGCGCTCGTAACAACGAGAACGTCAACGGTGCGCGTGCCGCCGGTTGCGCCAACCGCGATGATAACATCATCCTGGTTGAGCTGGTTGGTTACGTCATTAAAGTAACCAGAACCGGCAATTGTTCCGACAGCATCGGCAGACTCATACAAAAAGAGCTGCTTGTTGCCGCCACCAACCTTGTGCAAATCGCTAGAAGAAAGAGCCATTATTTACCTCCTATTCCGAGCACTGCACTTCAAAGACCGCATTGTCGTCGATAAGGACGGCACCCTGCGAGAGCATTGAAGTAACAAGGTTAGAGACTTTTTCCGGCACGTAATTTACTTCCGTGGCAATGTCTGCACCGGTCGCAATGCCGATACCAGACTTGTGCCAGCAGAAGGTCTTACGGTTGCCAGAACCATCGTCGGGAAGACCGGAATGAACCATCCAGACATAGCCCAGCCAACGCTTGGCCGTCATACCGCCCTTGTAGGGAAGGTCGTCGGAGCCAATAAAGTCCGCGTCAGCAAAAGCAGTAATGCCCAGCAGCTCAGTCCACTGGTCAGGCGCAACAACCCAATAACGCTGACCGTCATCGGGAACGTCGTTTTCGCCCATGCTTTCAAACACTCCGAAAATTTTCGTAGTGTTAATGCCCGCAGAGCCGTGCACCGTTGTGTTCGACGTACCGTCGAGCGCAGTGGTGATAAGCTCATCCGTCTTACGGCCAAGAGCAGCAGCAGCGTTAAGCGCAACAACCTGGCGCTCATCGATGTTGGTCTTGAGCTCGTCCAGACGGTCGATGTAGTCCGCTGCGTAGTAGTCAGACAGCGAAACATCGACGGACGAATGCGTTAGGTTCATAGCCGCAACGTCGGCGTTTCGCGCCTTCGTGACAGCCGTACCGGTCCCTACTTTTTGGAACCGCGCAGTCGAGCCGGTGACGCCGGTGATGTTGCGGCCGAGCGGACGGAGCTTGGAGCCCATACGCTGATACGCGACATGCACCTCTGACTCAAACTGCGTGATAAAGGCATCGGAAATGTCGAGTGCCATTTTTACCTCACAAGTTAGAAATTGGTGTCAACCGGTTATCCCGTCTTGGCTTGCTAGGTTATCCAAGGGCCAGGCAAAATTCGTAACGGGGCCTACCCGCAAAAAGAAAGCGCGGCACGAAACCGCGCAACGCACATTCAGTGCGTAAGTTTAAGAAGCCAGGGCAGGAGTAACCGCAGGCTCCCAGAAAATCAGGAAAGAATCACATTCCGGGCATGTAAAATTCGTTTCGATGTATTCGTTGTCGTCGGCGTCTGCCCTGTCAATTTGACCGCCAACAATCATTAAAGTTTGGCAAGCAGGGCACGCTATCACCTCAACGCACCCGGCTTACAAGCCGCTCGACTTCTTTGACATACTTGTCGCGCTCATTTGGATCCCAGTAACGAGAATCGTTCATCATGTCTTGAATATCGTTCTTGGTCGGTGCTTGCTCTGCAATCGAGCCTGTCACGGCAGCCATGTTAACCGGCGTTGTGCGGTCAATCAGTTGCTCCATAACTTTGACACCGTTTGCCGTAGCGCACACTTGGGCAACAACGGGATAAAGATCGGCAGGCAAGTTCTGTCGTGACCAAACCTCAACAGCATCAACACGCACACGACCGTTTTCGCCAAGCTCGGCAATTTCCTCGACGGGATTGGGCATCTCTGCCATTCGCCGGGTCATGTAGGCGCTAAGCCCTGACTCGAACTGTTGTTGGCTTAGACCCGCTTCAAAAGCCGTTTCACGCCACCAACCAAGCAACGGGTCGTCACTGTCAACATTTTGGAGAGCGTCAGCCACGGGACCATCACCACGCACTTCATAATCATCCATGCTGGACGGACGATCCGCCATGCGCGTTTGCACGTATTCTTCAGCAACAGAGGCGCGCAGGTCTTCCATGCGTTTGCCGTTGTAGCTTTCAAGCTCCTTGTAAGACTGCAAAAGCCGTTCTGAATCGATTTGACCATTTTCACTATTCCAAAATTTTTCCGGTATACTTTCGGGGCGCTCAGCTCCTGTCGGCTCACCGGAAACGTTTTCCCCCGCACTTCCTTCACCGGCTGCATTGACCTGTTCATCACTCATGTTCGCGACCCCTTTTCACGCGGTTTTCAATAATTGCTGCCAGGTAGCGCATACCCTCAAGGTGCATGAGCCGGTCTGGCATCGTTTCTGGCCCACACACTTGTTCAATTGAAATGCTGCGTATGTAGGCAAGTGCCTTGTCGCCGTTTGATCCGTCGAATACGGCTGCAAACAACGAGTTCAATTCTTTTTCAGCGTCTGCCTTACGCAAAACGCCGTCCGCACTGGCGGGTAATTTAGTTGGCGGCATCTACCGGTGCCTGCTGCATCTGTTGTTGTTGTGCTGCATTTGCGGCCTGCTGCATGTATTGGACAATCTGCTGGCGCTCGACTTCAGTGCGCATGATTTCGGGGGGCACACCAAGCCGCTCAGCCATGTACTGCGCTGCAGCTTCGGGTTTAACAGCAAGCGAAAGGGCTTGGGGGCCAAACCGTGCGCCAATCAGTTCTACAAAGCGGTCAACCGTTGTGACATCCTGTAGCTTCTGCGAACGGGCAAGCGGTGAGGTTGCAGAAATCCGCATTTCACGGCCATTGATCTGCGGAATTTCGATTAAGCCACGTTTTTTAAGAAGAAAAATTACGCGCTGTAACAGAGGCTGAACCAACTCAGCCTGTAGTCGGCCAAAAGCACTGCCAATCTGACGCGACAGGTCTGCCATACGCTCCGCAACTTCTGTTGCGGTCATAGGCGTCTTGTTCGGATCGCCCAGCATTTCGTTGTAGAGCGCACGGCGGATGTTGAGCCGCATGTCGTCAAGGATAAGCTGCGAGACATCAAACCGCCCCGGCGGGGTAATCGGTGTCAGGCCCGCAGAACCAGGAGCTCGCGGCACAACAGTGCCAGGCACAAGGTTAATTGTGTCGGCATTAACTGTGCCGTCATCGTCAACTTGCCAGATGCCAGAGATTGCAAGCTGGGCATTCTCCAAAAT